AGGGAAGTGGAAGGATCTTGGAGCTAAGATTTCTGCGAGGAATTTCTTAAAGCTATATTCTTTACAGGAAGAGATCATTGACAGGGTATCTAGGTCTCTTGATGATGAGGACAGTGTGGTGCAAATAAAGGATCTGCTTCCTGTCAGCATTGCCTTGGAAAAGGCTGAGCGGTCTAGTAATCATTTCAGGGGGGAACCTTCTGAGATAACCGAGGAGAGGCATGTGGTGACGAGGGAGCAGCTAACTGCCACGGAAGAGATGATTAAAAAACGTATGTTAGAATACAAGAAATCAGATGTTATAGATGTTCCCCCAAAATGAAAATAACTCCATGGATTTCGTGGCTGAAGTTCTTTCAGACATGTCAGACCAGTGGTGGATTGTTCTGGAGAAAGACGGTAATGTGTGTGTTGTTGGTCTTCCTCCGGCGAAGTTAATGAACTTGCTTAAAGGGAAGTTTGAGAAGCCCAAGAGATACCCTGACAGCAAGGATTACCTTAATGATCGGTTTGATCCAATGTTCTGGAACAATTGAAAACGCTAGAATTCACTCCCCATCCTATATTAAAGCCACTTGCTGATGATCTGTTGTTACAGATGCTCGAGAGTGACCCTGACGGGTTTTTGGATTATCACAGGCAGTATGAGGAGCTGATAGAGTTTTCCGTCAATGATCCTGTTAGGCATGGGTTTGATTTGAATGGTTGGAGTAGGATCAGGGATGGTCTTGTTAAGTATAATGAATGTCTTTGTTTAGGGGGCAACAGGTCTGGAAAGACAACTGGGTGTGCCAAGATAGTGATGGAGAGTGTTATGAAGAACAAGAATGGTCACATTGTTTGTTTTTCACAGAATGCGGATACATCTAGGAAGGTTCAACAGGCATCTATATGGGAGATGATGCCTAAAGAGTTTAAGAAGAAAACCAAGGGAGTGGAGGGTTACATCAACTACTCTATGCAGAATGGTTTTACTGGGAGTAGTTTCATATTCCCGGACACTAAGACTCGTGTTGATTTCAAGACTTACACTCAATTCAGTAATAACCAGACTATTTTGGAAGGGTTTGAGTTTGGTTTCAAGTATCCCAACAGTCTTAACATTGGAGCTTGGTTGGATGAGTATCTTGGTGATTCATCTTTGATTAATACTTTACGTTTCAGGTTAGCCACTCGTAACAGCAAGATGCTGATAGCCTTTACTCCGATCAATGGTTACACTCCTTTCATTAATGAATACCTGAAGGGGAGTGAGATACTGGAGACCAAGATGGCTTCATTACTGGGTAAACAGGTTCCTGTACGCCAATATAGCCCTGCAAGGGATGCGTCTGTTGTTTACCTGCATTCGGATGAGAATCCTTTTGGGGGATTTGACAGGCTGGCAAAGGACTTGGAAAACAGGCCAGAGGAGGAGATATTGGTCAGGGCGTATGGGATTCCGGTAAGGAGTATGACTTCTCTCCTTCCTTTATTCAATACTGAGGTTAATGTCCTCTCGGATGTTCCTAATAAGTATGGGATGGTATTCCCCGATATAACTGACGAGGAACGATTTACCTGTTATCAGGTTGTTGACCCTGCGGGTGCTCGCAACTACACTGCTATATGGGCAGCGGTGAACGGGCAGGGAGATGTATACATTCGGCGTGAGTGGCCTGACAGGGACAGTTATGGTGAATGGGCTTTATTTGGAGATCCTAGATGGTCACGGGGACCTGCAACGAAGAAGATTGGGTATAATGTTAAGGGATACTCTGATTTGTTTTTAGAGATAGAGGAAGAACTTGATATTACGGTATTTGAAAGGATTGGGGACAGTCGTTACTTCGCTAGGGAGAATGAAAACAATGAAGATCTATTCACGGCGTTTGACCAATATGGTTTAATATTTGTCCCTTCTGATGGCAGGACTGAGGAGATTGGAATTAATGCGATTGACGAATGGTTCAGTTATACTCCTAATGTGAAGATTGATTCGGCTAATAAGCCAAGATGTTTTATACACAAGGATTGTGGAAATTTAATTGACAGTTTAATTAATTATAATTCAAAAGGTAAGTCGGATGAGGCTCTTAAAGATTTTTTTGATTTGGTTCGCTATTTGCGAATGTCGAATGGTGGAGAGGGTCCTGACCATGTCACTGAACAATCGTTATCGGTTTTGAGCAAAGGCTCTGGGGGTTATTAATGCCAAAGAAAAGACTTATTCAAATATCCAAGGAGTTAGACATTTCTTTTGAGAAGGCTATGAACTTGGTTAATAATAAATTATCAAGTGATATGGTATCAGGGAAACAGAGAGCCACATGGATCACGGAGGAGGGTCAGGTTATATTGGGAGAGGCAGCCTATATAGAGGAAATTGTTCCAAAACATTTCAAGGGATGGGTTATTAAGCCGGCCTTGAATCCCAACTATGTCTTTGCGGAGATAAAAGAAATAGGAGAGAAGGTTGCTGTTTCAATTCCCCGAAGATACAGAGGAAAGTTAATACACAAGAACATAATAATTCACGGCATTAAGGATAAAAATGGAACCAGTTATAGATATCCCGGATGACATTACCCTTAATCGGGGATGGATATTTGAGCAAGTTGATCGTTTGATTGCTTGGGAGATTTTTTGCAGGGGAGTTACCCATAAAAGTGGAATACCTATACTGCCGTATGATTTATGTGATATGATAAGTGCTCCTAGCAGGGAATATATCTCTCACATAATACAATCAGCGAGAAATAAAGTAAATGAAGAATAATTCAATTTCGGAGTCCTTGACATACGTGAGTAAAGAACCTGACGTTAAATCTCTTTTACATTCATACAATCAATCGGTTACGGAACTGGAGTCTTATTTCGATTTATGCCGGAGTAGCTACGATGACAGACGTAACTGGTGGCCCGGTAAGAGCAGGGATATGCGTAAGCATGGTGCTGATGCCTTTCCTTGGGAGGGAGCTTCTGATGTTGAGGCCCATACCATAGACGAAAGGATCACCCGGCTGGTATCTTTGTTCCTATCTGCCATGAACAGGTCAAATATCAGGGCATTTCCTGTCGAATTTGCTGATATTCCAAGATCCAAGGTGGTTAGTGATTTCCTTAAATGGATGATTACTTCAGGGTATATCCCTAGATTTAAGCGAGAAATGGAGCTTGGGGCCAACTATCTTCTGGAAAGAGGTATCTTTATTACTTATGTTGGTTGGCACAGGGAAGACAGAAGCTTTCTTCAGAGGCTAAGTCTTGAGCAAATAGCAAGTCTTGACCCCAAGATTGGGGAAAGCATTGTAAATGGTGAGGACGAGGAAAGTATTGTTAGCTTGATGCAAGCTTCGTTCTTGGGTGTTTCAACGAAGAGAGCTAGGAAAGCTTTGCGGGAACTCAGGAAGTTTGGAGTCACTGAATTACCCATCGTCAGGAGACAGGTGAATTGTCCCGAGGTTAAAACATTAGCTCCGGATGGAGATTTTATTTTTCCGCCCTATGTCACTGATCCCCAACGAGCACCATATTGTTTTTGGAGGACCTACTATACTCCTCAAGAGTTGCAGAATAAAGTAACAACCGATGATTGGGATGAAGATTTTGTAGATTTTGTAATCGAACGCTATCGTGGCGTAAACATTGATTCGATTGAAAGGGAACAGGAGGGTAGACGTAGCTTGAGCCTTACGGATAATGCGTATGAGGCTGAGGAACTCATTGAGCTTGTTTACGGGTATCAGCGTTTAATCGACAAGGAGGATGGTTCGGAAGGAATCTATTGCACTATTTTCCATAAAGACTTTACGGGCAACGATCAAACCCCTGCATATGCTAAGTTTGAGTTACTTAACGGGTATGAGGATTATCCTGTGGTTGTCACCAAACTATCTGAAGATAGTAAGAGGCTATACGATACGACCACTATCCCCGATCTTCTCAGGGGGATTCAGAATACCATAAAGGTGGAGAGGGATTCCAGAATTGACAGGAACAGCATCACTACCATCCCGCCAATAATGCACCCTGTAGGCCACGCCCCTTCTGATTGGGGTCCCGGTAGAATGATCCCGGAAAGAAGGAAAGGGGAAATTACTTTCGGCCCTGCTCCCCCTGATAATTCCGGTTCTGTTGAAATAGAAGAAACCATGCAGGAGCAAGCTGACCGCTTGGTTGGTCTGGATGAAGATTCCCAGATCAGTCAGGTCAGAAAACAATTCTTGGTAGATAAATATCTGCAACATTCAGCTGAAGTTGTTTCGATGTGTTATCGGTGCTTTCAAAGGTTTGGCCCCGATTCTATATTTTTTAGAGTTACAGGAGTCCCTGATCCTCAAGTCTTTAACAAGGGCAACCCGGACGAAAACTTTGATGTTACCATTAATTATGATGTGCTTAATAATGATCCTGAGACTCAGGAGAAAAAACTCCAATCAATGGTTTCCCTTCTCCAACTTGACAGGAACGGGCGTATAAATATTGATGACTTAATCACTTTAATCGCCGGAAGCATAGATCCTATGCTTGCAGATTCGGTCTTACAGCCGATAGAAACCGCACAACAAGAGATACTGAAAGATGTTACCGATGATATTTCGAAAATTTATGCAGGGATTGAAATGCCAGCTCGCCCGAACGGGGCCGAGATCGCTATGCAGATTTTGCAAAGTTATGTCCAACAGCCTGATATCGTTGCGAGGCTGCAATCAGATCCAGCTTTTTCAGAGAGGTTGCAAAAGTATATGGGGCAGTATCAGTTCTCTATGCAGCAGGCTCAGAATGCGCAAATAGGCCGCATTGGAACAGCTCCGGCCGAGATGGGCGGAGTTCAAACTCAACAGATGCAACAATGAAAACCTTTCTAACAATTGCCTTTCTTTTCGCCATCGGTGTATATGTTTGTAAAAAAACTTTTCTTTTGTTTACTATTAATTATGACTGATAATATAACAGCTAGTGAATTTGCTAGAGATCGCTCTAACGAATTCTATAAAGCCATCCTCCGTAAAGATGAAGCCTTTAGGGGCGAAGCCTATCAACTCCCGGGCGAAACCGAATGGACAATTGGCTATGGGCATTATGGTGCTGATGTGGAGGAAGGGGACACCATCACGAAGAAAGAAGCGGAAGACCTTCTAGATCAAGACGTTAAGGAACGTCTCGTTTCTCTAAATAAAATGATTGGAGATTTTGATTCATTCCCTGAATATCTCCGTGGTTCTTTGTTCAGTGAACACTACAGGGGATCAATTGCCCAAAGTCCTAAAACCCTTGAGCTAATCAATGAAGACAAATTCCTAGAAGCGGCTGAGGAATTTTTAGATAATGACCAATATCGTAATGCTGTAGAAGAAGGCATACCGGGTATTAGACCTCGGATGGAACGTCTCGCAGAAGCTCTAAGAAAACATGCCAAAAAATAATTTAGAAAAAGATATAAAAGCATTACATAACCATGAACATTTCGCTAGGTTCATTAGTGTAATAGATGACCTTCGGGAGCAAAGTATTGGTGAATTATCTGATGCTACAACTGACAAAATACAACAAATATCAGGGAGGATAATTGCCCTTGATGACATGTTACAATTGTCGGGATGGAAAAATTTAGAAAAAAGATATAAAGATTTGCTTTAACCTATGTTAATATAAATAGTTCGCCGTCTCTGGGCGTAAAACAGTGGAAACAGTTATGTCAAAAGGAATCGTTGAGGCTATCGCTGAAGCCGAACCAGAATCAGTGGAAAATCAATCTGCGTCAGAATTAGTTCTGAGCCGTAGCGAGAAACTTCAGGGGAAACCCGAAGCTTCTCAAGAATCTTCCGAAGTTAAGGAGGAGGTAGAAGAGACTGAATCAGTCGCTGAAACCGAACCCGAAGCGGAGGACAATGTTCTTTCTCAGTTAAATTTGGATGAGTTATCCGAAGAACAACTTAGTGAACTCAGGGAGAAGCTAATCCCCGGAGCCGAGTCTCGTATTGGTGAATTGACCAAGAAAAGAAAAACGGCAGAAGAGGAATTGATTCGAGTGAGAGAGCAACAAAAGGAGCTTAAAATTGAAAAACCAAAGGTTTCTGATAATCCTTTTAAGGACTTATCAACCATAGAGGATCTTCAATCTAAAGCCGATGAAGTTACTCGCATTATAGATTGGGCTGAGGACTTATTGTTTGAATCTGATTACACGAGTGCAACAGATGAGATCACTCAACTGGAAGGTCAACCCATGACTAAAGCGGATGTGCGTAATGCATTAAAGAACGCTAAAAAAGCAAGGGATATTTATATACCGGATCAGTTGGATTCTCTAAAGTTTGCACAAAATGCTGAATCAGTTAAATTTGCCATGGGTAACAAGGCCATTGAAGAACTGGGTTGGCTTCAGGATCAATCCGAGAATGAGAAAAAGTCTGCTTTTATAGAGTTTATGTCAGATCCCGGATTAAAAAAGTTAAATGAAGTAGACCCTCGTTTAAGTTCTATGCTTCCATATTTTATAGCACACGCTACTAATTCTATTTATGGAAGAAAAGAAATACCCAATAGCCCG